TGGTAAACCAAGTGGAGCAATTTTCGGGTTCTTCAAATCATTACATATGTATCTTACAAGGTTTGAACCAGATGATGTAGTAATAACTTTCGACAATGGTCATTCACCGGTAAGAGATAAATTACTTCCCAATTATAAGGGACACAGAAAAAATATATCCGTAGATTATGAATCATTGCAAAATCAAAAGGCAATAATTATGAAGATATTGGGTATGCTAAGAATTCCTTATATATTCGATAAAAGGAATAAAACCCAATATGAAGGTGATGATTTCTTAGCATACCTTGTTATTAATACTTATCGGGCAGAAAAGGTAATATTGGTATCATCAGATAAGGATTTTAACCAACTCTTAAACAAGAACGTTAGGATACTGAATCCTCGGAAAGATGAAACAATCCGAGTAGATAACTGCAAAGAATTATTCGGTTATCATCCACATGAAACTGTACAGTACCTTGCAATGGTAGGTGATACTTCTGATGATATACCAGGATTCAATGGTATAGGTCCAGTAAAAGCAAGGAAAATACTAGATGAGTATGGTACTATCTATAAGTTCTTAGAAGCTAAACCAAACAAAGAATATTCAGAGGCTTGGGAAAGGAATCGTAAACTTATTGACTTATTCTGGTTTGTAGGTAATGTACCCTTGGATTCATTGCCAATCAAGAAGAAAAAGGTATTCAAGTATGAGAAATTCAAAGAACTATGTATCGAGTACTCATTAGCATCTTTTTTAACAAATGAATTTATAAAACCTTTTAAAAAGTTACAAGAATGAAGAACGTAAAGATAATGTATGCAGGTCCAAGTGGAGTTGGAAAGACTACACTTGCAGAGTTTACTCCTAAGTTGTATCATTATGGTGTATGTGAAGCTCAACCTATGAGATTCATTTCTGGTAGTGTATCCGAATTGATACCTAAAACCAAAGATATGACCCATAAGGAGATGTTGGAAAGGAATCCAAAGGATTTACTTCTTGAAGATTATCAGATTCTAAACCTTCGGAATAAGTTATTCAAAGATGAAGAGGATTTTGTAACAGATAGAAGCTATCTTGATTCGGCAGCTTACTTTTATTACAAACAATCCCAGAATATCCCAAAATGTGAAATTGAACACTTCTTCGAGATGTGCAAAATGTTACTCAATCAACAATGTACTCATCTAATCATCTTAGACTTCACTACTGCAATGATTAAAGAATGGGTAACAGAGGATAATAATAAAAGGATTGAGAACAATTACTTTCAATTCTTGATATCTTCAATCATGGATAATATGCTGAATATTTGGGGATTCATTCCGGTAGAGGAAATTAACGTACTTTACAGAGGTTGGTTCAAAAGACAACCTCTTGAGTATGGTGCTACTAAAGGTACTATCAAATCTTGTTATGGAGAAACAAAAGTTATTCAGATACGAGAGGCTAATATAGATATCCGAAAAGAAATTATTCAAAGTTTTATCAATGAGTAAAGAAGTAATAGCAATTGCCTTTTCTGATTTACATATAAACTTATATGCTAAATTTAATGAAGGTAATAAAAGAACCCTGGATAGTTTCAGGGTTCTGTCGATTATAAAGGAACAATGTAAAAAGTATCAGTGTCCTGCTTTATTCTGTGGGGATTTGTTTCATAAAGCTGAAACACTGGACCAAGAATTAGCTGAGATTTGTTACAATGAGTTTAATAAACTTGGTAAACTAAATATATTGGCTATTTCGGGGAATCATTGTATAAAGAGGGTAAGTAGGATTGGTACTCAGCCCTTTAGTTGGCTTTATTTAGTAGAAAGGTATGGTATAGAAATTATGGATTATCACAATAGACCACTATCTGCTTATCATCAGGATATAATGGTATATGGAGTTCCTTATATTGATAATAATGTAGGTCTAAGTGAATATCTTAAGAAACTTAAATTAGATAAGAATGTTAAGAATATTCTTTTACTACACACTGATTATCCTGGAGCTAAGGATACAGATGGTAGGGAGATTAATTCAGTAGAAAACCTAAATGTAAATGTTCTTAATAAATTTGACCTGGTATTATGTGGTCATATACATAAACCACAGAGGCTTTCAAAGAAGGTTTATATGATAGGTGCTCCCAATCATCAGAGAAGAACAGACAGAGGTTGTAAATTAGGATACTGGAAAATATATTCAGACCTAAGTATGCAATTCGTACACTTAAAGCAATTCCCAAAATTCATCGATGTAGAATCAGAAGATGAAATTAAGGATGATGGTAATTATTATACCGTTTTACCTAAGAAAACTAGTAACTTAGTAAATACTAACCATAAAATCACTAAGCAACTTTCTAAGAAAGCTCTAGCTAAAAGATATCTTAAGGAAAAAGGTATAAAAGAAGAAGAGAAGAAGAATCTTCTCATTGATGTACTTAAAAAAGCAGAAGTATGTTGACATTTATGAATATGAACGTTGTAGGGTTCTGTTCAATAGAGAACCTACACATATCATTAAACCCCAGTTGTACCATACTTATCAAGGCACCCAATGGAAAAGGGAAGAGTTCTATCTTATCGGCATTGGTATGGGCAATATATGGGAAAAACCTAAAAGGTGTATCCGAAGTTACTACCTGGGAAAAGGTAAGACCTAAGGATTATTCCGGAGTAATGGTAGAAGTATATTTTCAGAAAAACGAACACATTTATAAAATCATCCGTTGTCAGAAATGCGACTTGGTTTTAGAAGATGGAGCTAAAGGTAAGGATAGACTTATATTTCTGAAAGATAATGAGTTAGTGAATGTAAAAGGTAAGAATAAACTCCAAGATACTATTAATGCAGAACTTGGATTATCTTACACTTTATTCATGAACTCGATAATGTTTGGTCAAGGGATTAAGAGGTTAATACAAGAATCAAATGCCGACAAGAAAAGGATATTTGAGGAAGTATTTGACCTTGAGTTCTTGAATATAGCTAAAGGAATAGCTATGCAGGATAAAAATAACCTGTTAGCTCAAGCAAACGAGGCAGAACATCAATCCGAGTTACTTAAAAGGGAATTGGAAGCTAGTAAAGAGGCTTACTTTGATTTACGTGACAGGGAGAAAGGTTTTAAAGAGAAAATCAAATCGGAACGTAGAGAGTTAAAGAAAGACAGGGAAAAGCTAACTAAGTTACTGATTGAAAAACAAAAGGCACTTAAGGATGAAGTAGAAAAAAGTCTTCAGGTAAAGATTAAAAAACATAGGTACTATGTAGATACTCTTAAGTCAAAGCTTAGGAATAATAGAATGGTTGCAGAAGGGGTTTCTTTACCAGATTTTGTAAAGAAACTTAAGATACAGTTAGATAAAGGCCACTACAAACGTGCAAAGGCGAGCGTAGATATTATTTACAATGCCCTGATTAATTCTGATAAGTTACGAGAAGAATATGAGGATGCTCTAGAAAGGTTAGATGAATTGAGGACTACAAATGAGAAGTATAAGAGACTTCAAAAAGACTGTGAAGACATTGCTTCAGATATTGCCTCTATTGACGAGGATTTGGAAAAGCTCAAACGAGAGAAGCTTAAGGTTATGTCTCCTAAGTATAAAGAGAAACTTAAGGAAATTAGAAAGAATCTTCGTAAGGTAGACGAGGATTACCATAATAAGGAATTAGAGTTAAAGAATTACGATTGGTTACTTAATGACCCACTTGGTAATAATGGAATCAAGGCTTATCTGTTTGATTCATCTCTGGATATGTTAAATAGAACACTTGATAAATATTCTCAAGTATTGGGATTCAGGATTGAATTTGGTATAGATTTGGGTACTATTAGAAAAGACTTTTATACTTTAATTGAAAGGGATGGGCAAATTATTGATTATGATGAACTATCGGGAGGAGAACGACAACTTTGTAATGTAGCAATGGCTTTTGCTATGAACGAATCTCTAACTGCTTCCAAAGGGATTAATCTAGCCTTCTTAGATGAAGTATTTGAATCTTTAAGCTCAGATAATGTAGAGGTGGTTACATCCTTAATCAGGCATACTTTTGCAAATAAGACCCTATTTCTAATTACCCATTTAGATTCACTTCCATTATCTAATACTAAAATCCTGCAAGTTGAAAAGGTGAATGGCCTGAGTAGGTACCAACTACTATAATGGTATAAAATATAATACATCATGAATAGTAAGAAAAAAGGCTCAAGATTTGAATTAAAAATGTCTAAGTGGTTTACTAAATGGACCACTTATACTTGGAATAGAGTTCCAATGTCAGGGGCTTGGCATTCTAATAAGGATGCTGCTTCTGATATTACTTGTGTAGATGAAAGACATGCTCACAGGTGTAAAATATCAGTTGAGTGTAAAAACTATAAGGAAATTAAATTTGAACACATTCTTTTAGGCAATAAGAGATGTGATATATTGAAATTCTGGGCTCAAGCTTCTAAGGATGCCAAAAGAGCAAATAAGGTACCTGTTCTTTGTATGAGGTATAACTCTATGCCTGCAGAGGAATTCTTTTTCGTAGTAGATTATAAACTCGGAAGTATCATAGCTCAGTATATTACTAAGTCAATGTATATCCAAGTACAGGAGAATACTCTTATGGTATTTATGGCTAGTGAGGTATTAAACGTGCCTTACAAATTAATTCATAAGCAAGCTAAGTTAATTCTTAAAAACTCCTAAACCATGAAGAAAAGTACCCCATATTCATATTGTATCTTCTACATCGAAAGAAAGTACTCTCATAGAATTAATCAAGAACTTAAAGAAAAGGGGTATGACCAACTTAAAGCCATTATCCCTACAGTAAATATATTGAAGAAAACTATAAAAGGTAAGATGGTATTTGAAGAAGTACCGGTATTATTCAATTATGGTTTTATGAGGATGCCTACAGAATTTGCTTTCTCTAGACCTTTTCTTAATAAATTAAAGAGAAATATATCGGGCATTAGAACTTGGTTAAAGAATACAGAGACAATGCACCAAAGGAAAAAGAAAGTTAGAATTGATAACTCTGAAGACTTTGATGATTTTTCTTTAGTAGCTACATGCTCAAGAAAGGATATTAGAAGGTTTAAGAGAATGGCAAAAGAGAATAAGAAATTTTCGGTAGATGACTTGATGAATGTCTCGATAGGAGATTACATTGTATTAAAGGGTTACCCTTATGAGGGTATTGATGCTACTGTATTAGAGGTAGATTACATCAATAAAATGGTAAAGATGCTTTTATATCCTGAAATGGGTAGAATGGAGATTTGGTTACCATTCGATAATGTTATCTATAGCGTATATCAAAATTACGACCCAGATAAATTATATGCTAACTCTCAAGAGTTTGACCCAAATCAAATAACCTGTGAACAAATCGATAGAGTACTGAATATAAAATCAAGGAAAAGGAAATGAACGAGGCTCAGAAAAAAGCATGGGACTGTCTAAAAGATTTAGAACAGAAATCCTTATTCCTTCAATTATCAGAAAACAAATCCTCATGGGAAGCTGGTGAAATTTTAAAATTGTCACATTACAAGTATCTAGAAGTCCGGGAAAGGTCAGAAAAGTTTTTTAGATTATTCTCGGACTTTTTTGAGAAACACACTTCTTTATTTCGACCAGATTGTCCATGTGAGAGAAGTTTTCAGGATTATATTGAAGGTTGTCTAGAAAGAAGGTTAACTAGAAAAGAAGCAATGATTTACATTGGTGATTCAGTTCACTTACTTTCTAAAGTAACTAACCGTAACATAGAAAGAAATATGAAACGGTTAAGAGAATCAGAAGATGAGTGGGATAAAGACACTGCTCGTATAGTATTTGAATTCGATAGATGGAATAACTTTAGGATATTGCCTAAAATGTTACAACAACCATCGGCATTCAAGAGACGAGCAAATAAGAAGGACAAGATATATATCAAATATCTTCTTAACCGTATCCCAGAATGGATGCACACTAAATTAAGAGAAAGGTTTAAGTACAAAGTAAAACCCGGTAAAAAGAAATACTGGGTATGTTTGATATCAGAAGAATTATACACAGATGGCTACTTATTATTGCCAGTAAGACCTTTGCAAGAAGTTATTGATGAATTTAGTAGATTCTATATGTACGTATTTCCTACTAAGGACGATGCAGATACATTTGGTTTTATGGTATCCAAGTTTATGATTAAAACTGGTAGTGTAAGGCTTGGACAAGGTTTCTGGCCTGAATACCGATGCTGCATTGAAAAAGCATTGAACTATAATCAAGTGAACAACATAGAATTCTCTGTTAAGAATTTAGACATGGCCTACAACCCTCATAAAACCAAAAGGAGAAAAAAAGCTAAATCTACCGGAGCCAAACGTATCGAGGATACCTCAGCTTTTTATAAAAAAGATTAGAAAAGTATTTTTATATAAAATATTTATTCTTATATTTGCAGAGAATTAATGAAAACAACAAATTTAATATAGATATGAAAAAGAAAAAGAATAAACCAGCACCTTCTAAAGAGAAAGCCAGTTTCCTTGGTCATGCAGGAAGAAACATGACCTACAGAGATTTAAAAAGAAAGGCTGTCATATTGGGAATGCCTTTTCCTGATGCCTGTGCTGCAGGAATATTCGATTTAATTGGTTATATAGAAAGGTCAACCAACAAACCAGACAAATCATTAATTGACCAATATGATGATTGGATGGATAAACAATTAGAGAACATAGGTTATTCAAAGGATGACCCATTAAGAAGTTCTAAACTAAGGCTTGGATTTCTCGGAGAAGAAGGAGAAAATGGGAAGAGGAGAAATAAAAGGGTTCCCGGGATAAAGAAGCCAAGAGAAAAAAAGCCACCGAGAGAAAGAGATGAATTTAATCTCATCAAGGGCACAAAGAAATCTTATGTATGGTCATTAGTTTCAAAGGGTTATGATTTGGATAGAGTAACTCGGAGAATGAAAAAGAAATTCCCGGATGCAAATGATAAATCGATAACACTTTGGTTTAGAACTGCAAGGAGAAGTATAAATGGTAAAGTTAAAGGAGAGTAGCAGGGAACCAATAAGGTCAGATAGATATTATATTTGGACTTGGAGACCAGATACTACCAATAAGTATATTACCGAAAAGAAATTATATCGGAAACATCTTACTGGTATACCATACTTTACTAGATACCAAATAAAAAAGACTCTTACTTACCTGTATGGAGTTGATGTTCTTCAATATATTCATATTATATCTGGTAGGAAGCTCATTAGGATGGGCATAAGACAATTATCAGATATGAATGGTATAAGATTAAAACATGGTTCTACTAAATTCTGGTATAAGGGTAAATTGGTTAAAGCCAGGAAATTTATCATACCCGACGAATATAAATTAGATAAACATAGAAGACGAAGGTTCATGGTTCAAATGCACCGGGTCTTTAAAAGTAAAGGGAAGGAGGCATTCAATGAAAGGTACTCACAAAAACTCTATGGACAACGGGAAGGCATATCTCCCCAGTATATCCGGAAGAAGAGAATACAAATCCGTTCTGCTATCTTACAGGATTTACAACAGGCTAAGTCAAGAGGAAAAGAATAAATATAATATCTTATCCTTACAGTACCCACCATTGGTAGGTTCATTGGCCCTCTATCTAAGAAAGAAAATGAATATCCCAATACAGAAAGTACTATTTATCAAAGCACAGAGGGATATGATAGATATCTTTTATCAAGAATCCTTAAACCATTTGGGATGGGTTCCTAAAGAAAGATATCTGGTAAAAGCTTTAAGATTTCAATGGTTTGTTCCTGCAAGCAAATATAAGATGAGAAGCAAATATGCCTACATCATGACCAACAGGATGCTAGAAAAAGAATATTGGGTATTTCCCATGAGACTAGCTGATAACTATAAATCAATGCAAAATCCAAAATACAAATTCTATACGGAAGTATTTGGTAAGGCAGGTATTCCAGGTATAACTAAAATTAAATACAGTAATGGAGACTAAAAATAAGGTACCGGAAGTAAAGGTACATCAACCACTAAATCCTTTTATGGGTAAAACCTTCAAGGTATTAACCTATAATGATGGTGACCAGGTAATTGATACCGAAATAGTAAAGATAGAATCTCAAGAAGAATTAAAGACCCTTCTAGGAGAGATAAAACAATATAATTCTGAATATGCTTACCTAAGTAATTCGGAAAGGAAGTATAAGAAACTTATAACAGAGTGATATAACTATTGATTATTAACATTTTAAACATTACGAAAATGACTAAGAAAAAAGAAACCAAGAAAGAGTTGAAAGAAGTATCTCGTAAAGAGATTAACGGTGCAATCATTATCACCTACGAAGACGGTTCAGTAAAGATTATTCCGGCTCCTATTGTACTTTCGGCAGAAGAGGCTGCAGACCTTTTTGGTTCGGAAGATGCAGATGACGAAGACGAGGACGAAGAAGAAGAGGACGACGATGATGACTCGGATGATGAAGAAGATGAAGATTCCGATGAGGATGACGAGGATTCTGATGAAGACGAGGACGAAGACGACGAAGATGGTGATGACGAAGATGAGGATGAAGAGGAAGAACTGACCGGTGAAGACCTTGCAGAAATGGATTTCGAAGAACTGGAAGATGTTTGCGACGATAAAGACCTCGAAACTGACCCGGACGACTTCGAAGAAGAAGACATCGAAAAACTTCGCAAGGCAATTGCCAAAGAACTCGGTCTCAAATTGCCGGCAAAGAAAGAAGCCAAAGGGAAAGGTAAGAAAGGGAAAAAATAATCTATTATCTTTCAAAGGTTACGAGGGTTGGGCTAAAGCAATAGCCCACCTTTACTAGAAATCTCATTCTATTAATTAAATAAACTAAAGTATTATGGCAACTAAGAAAAAAGAAGACTCTAAGAAAAAGGGTTCAGAAAAAGTAAAAGACGAGGCTAAAGAAGCAAAACGTAAGGCAAGAATGGAAGCATTGAAAAATCGTCCTGCAGAACAACGTCCCAACAGTAAACAGATTGATGTTATCAAAATCAACGAAAAATCCGAAGTTCGCAATTATGGTTATGCAGTAAAGAACAAAGAAGGCTATCAGGGAGTAGTGGTAACATCGGTTCTGGTCATCGAGGGAAAACCCACAACTACATCAGTGACTTTCGTTCCGGGTAATTTAACCGTTAAGTCTAAAAAGGGACACGGAATCATTTGCAATCCGAAGTCTAAAAAAGACAAAGAAGAAGCAGGAGATTCCGAAGATTAACGGACTCATATAGCGAGTACATCGCTAATGGTTTGCATAGTTTATTAGTATTTCAAAAAATTACATTGGAAGCCAATTGCCTGGGATAGGTAGTTGGCTTTATTTATTTTAATGCCTATGGAATCATACAAAAATGATATCAGAAAGAATATTACTATCCTCGCATTGGATAATCTTATTCAGAATTATACTAATGCACTAGAAGATAAGAATATGAACCCTCCCTTATCAAACGAAGAAAGGGAATTAGCTGATTTAATAATTAAAGAGGCTAAAGAGATGCTAACGGAAATTGCTGTAGAAAATACTAACCATATAATACCGAGACCAAAATGGAAATGACAGTAATAGACATTATTCAAACTCTACAACAGTTAATCAAGGATAGAGACTTCACTATCTATCAATTACAAGTTGCTCAGAGACAAGGTAAGAGAGGATATGCCCAAAAATATGCTATTCACTTAAAGTATGTTAAGAATCGGATTAAAGACCTCTCTGATAAATTAGAGAAGAAACTAAAAGGCACTATCTCTACCGTTAAGTACTGTTATCATAACGGATGTGGTGGATTGGTTACTGTAGAACAAGAATTTGTGAATCTATCTGAACAAGAGATACGAGATATAATGGAAGTTCAGGCCATTATACATAAAATGGATATAACTATCCTAGAAATTAAGGAAATCCCTACCCAGGTTAGGATTATATAACTATGGATAATTACTAAGGAAATTTTAATCCACTTAAAAATTAAAGACATGAAGAAAGACAAGAAGAAGGCTAAACCGGTTAATAAGACTCCGGAGCTTTCAAAAGCAAAAAAGGCATTGGATGCTTATCTTAAAGAAAACAAGTTGGACCCTCAAAAGGACTGGACCAAAGACAAGAAACACGGTAAGAAGGTTACCGAGCTTGTTAACAAACTCAACAAGGAACGGGACAAAGTCGCTGCCGAATATCCTGAAAAGGATTTGAAGAATGAGGCTAAACTCGTTAAGATGAAAGAGAAGAAGAATGCCGAAAAGACTGAAAAGAAAAAAGAGAAGAAGGAAAAAGCTTCTTCAGGTAGAACGGTAACGAAATACGATTATCCTCTCATCGATGGTCGGGAAATGACTTCCGATGAAAAGAAAAAATATCGTACCGAACAAAGAAGACTCGCTGCTGGCAAAGCTCCAAAGGAAGAAAAACCGAAAGAGGAGAAAACCAAAAAGGTAAAGAAGGAAGAAAAAGAGGTTCCGGCAAAGAAGGACAAAAAGGCCAAAGACAAAAAGAAAAAGAAGGCCGTCAAAGAAGAGGATTAATTCCATAATCGATATAAATATTCGTTAATGATGTAAAGGCCTGAGTATTCCCATAGTACTTAGGCCTTTTTCTTTTAAAAGATTAAATACATGGAAGAAAAAGTATATAAACCCAAACTTCGTATCACAACTCTCGAGGAAAATGGCTCCTACATTCAAGATAGATTGGTAGATGCCTATACCGAGATGAATTCAGGTCCTAAGGTACAACATAATGGACCTATAAGAATAGAAGTTACTCTTACTTGTAAACACGATGTAGAGAACTTTAAGACTTACTTAGATAGATTGGTAGGTAACCTACCTATCAAAGAACAATCCGTAGGCAGAGGTAGACCATCAACTGGTAGTAAACAATTAACTGAATCACCAAGAGAAGACATACTGGCAGATGTAGAGAAAATGGTGAATGAAGGAAAGAGCCAACAAGAGATTATCAAGTATCTAAGGGAATTAGGATTTGTCTTTATTCTTACAGAAGACTTTCTTTTTCACTTTCCAGGATTTGAGTTCAATCTTAAGGACGTGGGAGAAGCAACGGATAATAAACAATATCCGAATTCGTACTCTTGGATGGCAAGATGTATCAAACGAGCAAAGGACCCCAAAGCAGATAAATTTGACCCGATGGTAATCTTCGGTTTCAGCATCCTTGGTGGACCCTCAAAGAAAATTATTCCATACCTATATAAGGAAAGAAAGAAACCGTTAAGGGCCTCTGTTGGTAAAAAGACCATCTCCTTCTCTCAAGCAGAATTCACCAAGTTCCCCAAATTCATGTTGGAGGAAGAACGATTGAAATTCTCTGCAGAACAAAGACAATTACTTCTCAATCCTGAGAAGAAACCTTCTAAGTTCTTCATGAGATGGTACAAGGATGTAATATTCCCTGATTCAATCAAACAGAAAATCGAGGAAGCTATCTCAAGATAGAACTACACACTACCTCAGTTTATTATAAAAGTATATTATTATATAAAATAAAATGCTTATATTTGTATAACGAAAAATTTAATAAAATGGATTTAGAAACCAAAGAGGTAGTAAAGAACATTGCTCAGATTCAAATTGAGGCTCTTACTAATATCCTTAACAACCTGGATAATACGGAACCCGATTTACTCAGAAAGTTATTACAGATAACCGATGACGATATTAGGGAATCATTAATTGCCCACATCCAGGTTTACAAAGAAATATTGGAAATGCCTCAATTGATAAAAACCTTACCTGAATACCAGTTATTCGTTTGCTCCCACATTCTGTTCAGAATGGAAGACGAATGGATACCGGACAATTCTCAAGGAGTATATGGGACATGGGCTTTACTCCAAACGGAAACAAAGAAATTCCATCCGGAACTAACACTAATATTTTAATTTAATTATGGACAAGAACGAATATTTAGAAGCAGTTGAATTGAACACTGGAGTTGAAATGATTCCTTGCGAATCATCTAACATTGAAGGCTATGGCTATGACTCCAAGAATAAACAACTTTGGATTGCCTTTAAGAACAACAAAGTTTATAGTTATGATGGTGTACCTCACGAAGTCTGCAACGAATTACACTTAGCAGAATCCAAGGGTAAATATGTTTCTTCTAACATCAGGAATAAATTTAAAACTACAGGCTATGAACTCAGGTCTTAGAAAATTACCCATCATAGGGCTAGCAGGATTTATCTTAATCGGGATAGCTTTTGGCTCAAAACCTAAAGCTACATCGAACGAGGCAAATCCTGCTTCGTTGTTCTGGGCAGGTTTACCTACACCAGAATCTCAAGGTTATAATATTACCTTTGAATCGGAACCTAATCAACCCAAATCATTGAAGGACTCAATTAAAGAGATGGCAAATAGGTTGGGTAAAAGAATCTACGAATATATTGTAGAAACAGAAATAATCCCAGAGAATCAAATCTACCAGATAAGTAATTCTGGATACCAGCAATATGAAGTAACTAGAAAGGGAGTAGGTTATTCCTATACTGTAGTTAAATTTTATACAGATAAGAAACTAACCTATCAGGATGCAATTAAATATGCCGAAAGACATCCAGAACATTGCATACCTATAATTCCTACACCTAAAGAGAAAAGCGAACTAGATTATTATAACGAGAACCTGGACGAATACCTTTCAGACCCAGAGAATGAAATTGATTTTGTACCAGAGATCTTCGACTTCCTATCTGATTAACTTCAGCTATTGAAAAATAAATAATAAATTTGTTTGCTATTAAAAATATTATTCTTATATTTGCAATGTGATAATTAATTAACTATTTAATCATTTTAATATAGACGTTATGAAAAAGAATGAATCAAAGGTTGCTAACCTTATCAGTAACAAAGTTGCTCAACAGTTAGAAGGAATTAAGGATGCTACATCCAAGTCTAAAACTCCCAAAGCCAAAAAGACTAAAGCTCAATTGGTAGAGGCATCAAAGGATGCTGCTAAGGAATTTGCAGATGCCAAATTGGTTCCTCTCAAACCAGAAGACCCAACTCCAAAGGGTAAATCTAAAAAGGAGCAGGTTATCAAAGAAGTCGAAAAACAACAGAAACCATCCATTATCGAAAAGGTAATCTCAAATCGGGAAGTAAAATACGTATACCCAGAGGATATTACCGATACCCTGGCCCGGAAGAAATGGAGACAACAAACTCGTAATGAACTCCATAGACTTGAACGGGAAATGTTCCGTATCAAGGACCAAAACTCCAAAGAGTTCAAGAAAGCTGCCAAAGCTTATGAGGACTTTCGCAATAAGGTTCTCAAACCAGAACAAGTTGCATAGATATTATCTTTCAAGGAAGTCATGCTTAGTTCCTTAGGTTTACCAGAGCCTCCAGGATTAAGTTATGGCTTCCTTTCACCATTAATACTCGTATAATGGATTATACTATATTCTCCGCAAAGGAGATGTTAAAGCAGGACAAGGAATTAGTGGAGTTACATAAGAAATGCGTAAAAACATATCTAGTACAACGTTCACTAAAGCATGCTAAGATTAAGAAGTTCTTTATTGTATACGACTGGTATATTAATCCCAGTAACGTGAGGAATTTCTTTTTCAGGCCAGTACATTTATTTGTGCAGGCATTACTCTTGGGACAATTAGACGAAATATCAGATTACATAGAAAAAGACAACAATGGTAAGAAACGTAAGAAAAGAAGACATAGAAAAGGTTGAGGTAGAATACATCAAAGGTAAATACCAGTATAAAAAATCCTATGGTACCATCAGTAGAAAGAATCATAGAATCCTTTTCTCTGGTCCAGTAGTTGATTTACAACCTGCATTAGAGAATATCCGGTTATTGGTAAGGACTCCAGAAAATCGAATCTCTACTGAATCTCGGAGAAAATTAAAGGCTCTTGAAGAAAAGGCTTCCAACCTTAATAACTTCAAGAACCAAGGTATAACCCATATAATCATATACAGATGTTTGGAAATATAGTCAAGGACCTATACATAGGTAAATCAAAGTTGATAATAAAATGTAATCAAAGAGAATTACCGCAAACCACCTTAGTAATTGATATATTACAACCTACAGGTTTTACTGGTAATATGCCAGATTATGGTACTTATGGTAATTTACTTACTACCGGTGAGTTTGAAATAACTCCCGTGATGCCTAAACATAGACTTTATGTTACGGGTATACCAAAAGGGGCAATCCTTGATAATTTTCGGATTAGAAGGGTTTATTGGTCTTCATACTATGAGGATGATATAAGGGGATACTTATTTCAGATAACTGATGAATATCCTAAGTTGATAATTGCAAAATAAAGTTATATGGAAGCAATAGATTACGTTAAACAGTTTAAACTCGACCAAGATAATTATGACTTTAAAAGGGAAGAGTTTATTTCCGAACTTGGTAAAGAGTTTCTAGAATATTGCCAAACGACTACCATTGGCATTAACTCGGAAACCAAGCATATATATTATTACCGGTTCAGGGAAATAGTAAAGAATTTCCAAGAGAAGTTCTGGAGTATTTCAAAGCTAAAGATAGGAGAACCCTTCTCGGAGAAATTATGGAATGCCTTCTTTGCAACCCAGGTAGTTCCTTTAAGGAAAAAGTTATTCCCCGATATTCAGAAGTTTATCGAAGAAAGGAAAAGGAATAACCTTGATAAACAAGACAAATTACCCTTGGACCTTAAAAAAGGCAATTATGGCAAAAGAAATCCTAGACCTACACGGAAATAAATTTAAGGTAGGAGATTATAAACTTAGCCTTAATATTCCGATAGGTAAATGTAATAAATTAATATTCACCCGGGACCACATCTCGGGTGAAACCTTTAATTTGTTTGTGAAAGGTAAAATCTATAAGGCCTATTTCTATAACCTTAGCATTAACTGTTATGTATGTTATAAACTAGAGCTGGTAGGTTATGATGAATCTAAAGACATAAGAAAGGCTTATTTGTATGGCAAAAGAAGATAAAATAGTAAGATTCCCACGTCCTCTGGGTACTACTGCAATGATACTCGAATATCAGAAAAGTGGTAATCCAGAGGATTTGATTAAGGTACAAAACTACCTTATTAATCAATGGCTTTTGGGAAATGGAGTTCTTTGTGGAGTGACCTATGATATCAATTCATTTTCTAACCGATTAGGGATTGATACAGAGTATGTACGTATCTTTATGAGGGATAGATTACTATCCTCTAAGATTTGGGATAGAGATAAACAAGAAGAATTATTACAAGCATTAATGGGAGAACAACTAGCCTGGGCTTTAGAAGACCGTATGGAAATCTCTCATCAACTTCAGATATTAAGGGATTCTCAGGGAGGCAAATATACTCCATTTATATCTGCTGAGGTAAATAAGACATTGAAGCTTAAACTGGAATCTTCTACATCCTTGCAATCTATTATCCGTAATCTTACAGGAGGCAATACAACCAATATATTCAATCAATTCAATCAACAGAATAACCTTGGTGCTCCAGTAGATACCATCTCTATAGAGGAGGCAAGAACAATTGTATTAGAATCTCAGAAGGTTCTATCTAAGACTGAAGAGGCTAAACTATTAGAAGAGAAGTATGACATCAATAGCCTACCTGAAGTAGTAGCTACCAAGCAAGAAGGAGTAGATACCTCTAAAGAAGGACTTAATCTGAACAAGAAAGAACTTAATCAGATTACGGATAATTATAAGGCTGCAATGGAAGTATCCTCTAAAGAACATCATGAATTGCGTAGGGAGATAGAAATGAGGATTGACCCAGATGAGGAAGATCCAGAAATGGATAGGTACTTGGATGAGGATATTGTTGAGGCAGAAGAAGTTCCTTCAATTGCATCCTCATTCCTTAACAAAAGACGATAACTAAAGAGGCTACCTACTATTGGTAGCCTCAGTTGTGTATATACGGATTTGCATATTAAAAATAAAATTATTATATTTGTACATCAATTTTAAAAATAGACAAAAATATGGAAACATTCAACCAAGAACACAAGGAGACTAAGATTAAGAACATTAATCAAGGTACTTACTTTAGACTCAAACCCTCGGATACTGCACCCGTATGGGTCAGAGGAGAATATAACCGTTTAGCTGGTAAATACTCCTGCTGGAAATTCGATGATACTAATCATGAAAAACTCATGAAAGGTTATCAAACCGTATATATTAACTTTATATTTTAACAACATGTTCAAATTCTTCAGAAAGAAAAAGAGGGTTAGAGTCATCAAATGCTCTAACCTATTTAAACTACAAAGGGTAGAAGGTTTAGATAATTCTTATAACATTACCATTAGTAGTTATCTTCAAGATTTTCAGGTTAGAGTACAATCAATTCTTAATGAACTCCATATCTACGATGACCGAGTATGGATAGAAGCTTATTGGGAATATCAGAAACATTACAAAGTATACGATATAGTACCAGATTTATTACTTTATAAGATACCAGTATTATTTGCTTTATCTTATCCAGAAATAAAAACTAAAACTGATAAGGATTTTACCTTCAGATACTATATCCCAGACCAATCCTATTATGAGGCTCTACCAGATGAGTTCAAATTGAATTGGATTGAGAATGAATTTAAAACCCTGTATTCAAGGATATATGGGTATCTACCCGAAAGAAAGGTAACAATAGATGAATATATACAAATTATTAGGTTCAACTATTGTAAGAACTGGGACATACTTAGGAGTAATCCATTCAGTATTCATAATTACTTTGATGAATGTATGGATATCATCATGTCATTCATAGATGAAGATTGCTTGGTAACAGTATCTAACATTATAGAAAGATGGGCTGAAGAAATACAAGAGAAATTATTAACCCTTAAAAATAACAGAGATGAACAAATTTAGATTCAAGGTATCTACCATGTTAGAACAGGTAGAAGAGGACTACATTAAATTCGTGGGAGATAATTATGGTGTAAATCGAGATGAGTTTCTTAAAGACTTCAGAGCCAAACTTAATCTCGAAAGTCATCAAGCGTTTACAGTACATGCTGAATTAATTGAGTATGAACCCAATCTTATCATTATTCAGACTTCTAAGTATAATACCATTGCTAAGGAATACAATAACCATCACCTTTGGGTATTTACTAACAAAGGAGACAAGAAGTACGACTGGAACTTAAACAGATTCCGGGCTCTACCTCAGTAATTATTAAATAGTTTATTAATTCTTTTGCAGATATAAGAATAATATTTATATTTGTATTGAATTAATAAACTATTAAAATTTTATAACCATGTCGAAGTATTACTTATCTATCGAACAAAGAGGAGGAATCATCAATCGTATTCCTATTAAAGAAGAAGACCCAGATATGCAGGGTATCCTTGATACCCTCATTAAAATGTACAGAATCATAGAGGAAGTTGCTCCTGAGGACCCAATCGATTATGAGGTCTTAATCGATACAATAATCCTTAGAATTGACTGCCTTTATATTGAGACAGTAGAAACTTACGATGGAGGTTTACAAGAAATTCGAAAACAAATACCTCTTGGAAATACAGACCAATGCGTAAGAAACCTATTAGATATCATTAAAGATAAAAAAGGCACTGAGAAAGCTGCCCAGGAATTAGTAGAAGCTTTACAAGGAAGCTGGGCTATAGAAGAGAAAGAAGGGCCTATACCACCCAAATATGTTGACCAATTCCTTACCCAAGTTATTAACTTAGTCTGGTCAAAACTTAAAGATTAATGTACTCCTATCCTCAGCCGTTTTAAAAATAAAAGAATATTATTTTGTAGTATAATATAAAATTATTATATTTGTACATCAATTTAAAAATAGACGAAAATATGGAAACAACAACATCTAAACCCTTTATCCCTAAACCCTCTATCCAAAACCTGGAAGAGGTACTTAAAAGGTTCATTAATAATAAGAACACTTTCTCTCTTACAGAAGAGGAAAAGGAAAACTTAAAGGACAACCTATTTGAGTTACTCAGTAAGGTATATTATAACTACCAACTGGCTTGCATCGATATCAATCAAATCTGGGTATATGAAACTTGCTATTATACTTTCACATTCGAAAGCTTGGTAACAGTAGACAGACTAAGAGAAAATATCATTGCTACTGGCTGCGTACGATTTATGCAGAACTTTACCGAGGGTGATGGACAATTTATATCTTTCACCAAACTGGACAGAAACAATTGGATTTATCAATTTAACTTCAGAATATCATGAACGAACAAGAATTAAAAGAACTTGCCTTACAATTGCATAAGGAACAGATACAAAAATATCCCTGGGTCTCAGCAGACCCAGAGGATGCTGAATCCTACATTAGGACTTATGGAGATACTAATGTACACTTATACTACGATTATTTACTTGCTAATGGAATAGGAGAAGTGGAGGAATAATTATGGTAAACATTTACAAACTCACCAACCTACTGGAAGCTGGGATGACAATATTCCAACTCAATCAATGGAAAGAAGAAGGTATTTGGTATCCAATTACCCAATATAAAAAACCTTCTAACGAAATTGAGGTAGTCACTAACCTATTTGTACCAGATGCTAAGAAATTTCATGTCCAGTTATCTGCAAACTATGACCCTGAAGAAATTCAGGCCTGGGATGAACTTCTTGAAAAAAATCAATGGAAACTTTACCCATTACTTAGGGATCTCATGAATATATTTCTCCACTCTCCTGAATCTGAATATCAATTCTTTTATACCAAGTTTCCAAAGGGTTTTATATCAGTAATTGCTCAACCAATATAACCCAATGAAGCCTAATATTATCCTGATATTGGTATATGGGAGGAATATCCTAATTATGGGTGCCTCCCAATACCCTGCTAGTGAAATAGAATTAACTTATGATACTAATTGCTTAATACTAATGATATGCTAGTACAAGGGAAATTTCTTATATCCTTCGATGTACAAGGAATAAGGTTTTGCGAAGAATTAATTATAGCCTACAGGACTGAGGAGCTAACTCCGTATCTTAGGTACCCAGCAGTTAAGCTTAACCCCAATCATCTGCACGTATACCAAACTAAGCAACTCTTAAGAGAACTTCTAAGAATGCCTTATACAGATATTCAAATCATAGATTTAATACCCTTATCATGATACAAATACTCAACAACCAATATCCCATAGGATGGGAATGGATAGCCAATATACCATTATCTCAAATGAAATTCTTCTATGATTTAATGGCTACAGTAACAGATAATACAGATATTTATTCCTCACTACAATGCGAACGTATGGAATCTTATCCATACCTTATAACCAAAATCCTTTGCGTTGACCGAATAAAACTCGCTCAGTTCCTAAATGATGACCAAGGATATGAAGGAGGAGTCCAATATCATATCAAATGGATACTTGCAACTAACGTATTACATTGCACTGATTTTGATGGGTATATGGCCAATATAAAAGAGATTGAAAAGCTCTTCAAGATTGACTCTCGGAGCTTATGAAGGTTAATCTCAGTTATTGCAAATATTATTTATTATTCTTATATTTGCAAAGTGAAAAGTAAAAATGTATTTAATCAATAAAATTTTAAAATTATGGACACATTAAAATCCACCTCCATCCTTGCATATATCATTGCACAAAACCCATTTCACATTGTTTCTCTCCAAGGCCAATTCCCTATGTCACATGCTCAAAACACATATGAATTCGAAATTGCCGAGGATGACCCAAACTATGAGGAAATATCCGACTTCTCACTCGAAATGCTCTGGGTATATACTTATGCCGATAAGGAATCCCTAGAACTCGACCTAATGGAAATCCTAAATCAAATGGACTTGCTCAGAGGCGGCGATGACCAATACTTCGATTATAACGTAGACGAACTGGACATGGTACTCTACGGTGCAACTCTTATACTTGAACAAGAGAAATACAAACCACTTATCCTGGCTCAATTACAACACTATCAGGATTGCTTCGACGAGGGAGAACATATTGAAATCATTGATTATTATATTTACCTTCTTGAAGAACCCGAAACTCTTTACGAGAATGCTGAACAAACCATTTACCTTTTCAAATCCCTCATCAAATGAGAACCAAACTAATCATATTATCATCAATTGCCATGGCTCTAGTAATCATGGCATTCCCAACTAATAAATTCCAACCTAAAACAGTATGGGAACACTACTGCAAATATACATTGCACATACATCCATCACAGGCAACCGAGGAACAATACGATTACTTCCTTGACTGCTGGTCAGGAGATGATGAATACCGATATCTCTATGACTATTACGAGAACAAATACCCAGAGTACAACAACCAACTAAAACATTACGGAAAATGAAACTAAAAATCACAACCTTAGTAATCGTAGAAGAGGGCCAAGTCCAAGATATCTACCATTCATTAGAGGATAACCAAGATAAGGCTTACCAAGAACTTATAAACCAAGTAAATGCTACCTATGGCGATGGAGGAGTATTACAATTCAAAAACATAAAAGGTATAAAGAATTACTTCGACTCCGTAACCATAGAGACTCAAGAGCTTACATCAACCGGATTCAAAACCGCCATCCTAAACAGAGAAACAAAATGAAAAAGAAACCCAAGAACCAAGTATACATACCACACCAGGATAAATGGAATGAACATTTTCCTACTCCAGGTAAACCAAACCCCAATTACTATACCGATTCAGGTGCAACCTTCAACAAGCACCTACGTACCCAAAACAAATTAAAACAGAAAAGGAAATGATTACCATATATCACATACTCAAGGCAATAGGGGCAATATACATTACCTACCAACTGATACAGAACGAAAAGCGATACACCAAATATAAATCTACCCACCCCAACACCAAAAGAAGGAAATACCTATTCATATTAGAACAACTCCTATGGATACTAAACCTAATAGCCTATTACATAATCCTACACATAATCCAATACTACTAACCCAACCACCCCAAACAAAACAAATAACCAATAATAATAACATACCTATAATATATAATGCCCAGTATGAACATATAATACAAAATCATACTGGGCCTAACTATGTAACATAATACACATACACTTATCTAAGGTACATATAACCTTCAACCTAATATAATACTAATCAATATACAATCTACAATCTGGGGATCGCCGGGGGTTGCGGATTTTGGGGTACCTAGTCTGGGCAGGCATCCTCTACTATACAACCACCATACCCCAGAGCTATCTAACACATATGTCTCAAGGTCCTAAGGCTATATAACCAATTGCCTAAAAGGTACCTAAAAAGGGCCTTTTGGGGTACCTAAATCCGATAAATCCTAGACCCCAAATGGCCGCTTATTATATAATAGATTATATAAAAAGGCAATCGGATTTGTCGGATTAGGCAATAATTTTGGGTACCTTTTTATATAAAATTAGGTACCTTTTTTGTCGGATTGGGGCCCCTAAATTTAATAAATCCGAGGTAATTTTAGGCCATTCAGGGTACCTAAAAACTAGTAACTATGTTATTAATGGCCCTTGTAGTTAGTTAAAAAGAAATTTTAGATTGCTAGAAGAGATACTTCTTTTGAGAGAGTACTGATAGAGAGATACGTAATATTAGTATTAGAGCTATAATACATTATCTATTATTGGCCTCAGTAGGATTTATAAAAATTGATTGGGATTTTGCTATATTATTTATTATTCTTATATTTGCAATGTGATAATAAACAAGAATATTAATTTTTAAATCCTATATCCTATGCGTAGTATTAAACCCAACTTAGTTAAAACTTGGTTCACTAAAAACCAGGCAATCCTAAACATTGATTCTCAGGTAGATGAGAAAGGAGTTCTTGAATATCTTTCCTTCCTAATAGACGAAGGATATCTACACATCCCAGAATTTACCTTTAAGGCATATAATTGCTCAGAACTAGCTCCCGGTCGTATAGTACATAATTTCTATTATGAACTTTCTAATAGAACTCTTACAGGAGCCCAAATAAACTCTATACTTGCAGAATGTCCTTTACTATTCGATGATGGTTCTCAACCTAAGCCTGCCTATACCGCTTATCTGGGTTCATTATACATTACCCTTATTGCAGAAGCCTAATCGCTAACTTAGGTACACCTTAAGCCCATACCTATCTAAGGTACTGGGCTTTTTCTTAAGCCTTTCTATGTAGGCCATCATGGGACTTACTAAGGCTTACCCATGTCCTAATATAGGCCTTAGGTCTATAGGACTCCCTGCATGGCCCAGGGCATTGCAGGATTGCCTGCTAGTCACCTAATGGCCTTTATGTATGATAATATACAGATAATATCTACCGGACTGTATGGGGCCTCCAAATTTCTAAAGTGGTACCTATACCAACTCCTTCTATATCCTACCTTATATCCATCAATATACCTATATCTAATGCCCACAACCATGCCCACCTTTCAAACCCCTAAAACCTATTTTCAAACTTTTCATACGAAATTATTAAAAAATAGTTCTTAAAAAATTTCTCAAAAAAAAATCTCAAAATGTTTTGTAGATTAAAATATATTTTTTATTTTTGTATTGTTGAAAAAGCAAAGAGATATTTAAAATTTTGATTAACAATTTTTAAAAAGAAATTCTCTAAAAATTTTGCTAATTAAAAATTAAATTGTATCTTTGTAATGTAATCAAAAAGCGATACTTGACATATTGAAACAATATAAAATTAATTTATTCCTTTTCTCTTTTTCTTATAAATCTTTTAGTTTTATAGAGAAAAGGATATAATAAAATAAACATAAAAACTAAAAGTGTTTTATTATGGAAGAATTAAAAAATGTAGTAGTTGAAAACAAAGAAGTTTCTAACAACAAAGTAAACAAAGTTAGTGCAAATAAAGCAAAAGCACAAGCAAAAGCAAATAGCACTATTAAATTATCAGTTGATTCGATTTTTAAAAATATAAACGAAAAAACAAACGGACTTTTAAAAACTTCTTTAGGGAAAAAGACCGAAATTTACGTTGAAAGTCTTTTTACAGAGTTGAACGAAAAGCAAAAGAAAGCGTATCGAAAAAAATTAAGAAACACAACTTTTTCTTTACTTGATTCGATTTGCAAAGCGAAAGAAGAAAAGAAACAAAATGAACTAAAAACACTTGTTTCTGCATTTACAGAATTTTATAAGCAAGTCTACAAAGTGAATGATTTTTCATTTGCAAGTATTGCAAGCGAAAATACAAAGGACACAAAAAAAGAAGTTCTAACAAAAGGTTTACAAATAGTCAAAAATTTCAAGTAATTAAATGATATGCTATTAAATGTATTTTTATTTGTTGGTGTAATTTGGGTATTAATTCAGATTATCAAAGATACAAAAGATTTTTTAAAGAACTTATAAACTAAATAAAAAGTAAGGGAAAGCAAAATAAATGTTTGTCCCTTACTTTTTATTTTTGAATGTTAATTTTAACGTAACCGTTCGCCCCTTTTAGTACCAGGAAATTTTAGGCTTTCGTGATAAAGGCATACCAAGACACCACAACCACACATGCACACACAAAGAAGCCAGAGACCTAACATCCCTGGCATTCATCCTATAAAATGGTATCCAATATCTCTTTAATCCTACCCTTCCCTAAGACCCTCCTACCATTATTTATCCCATAGAAGAAAAGATAATACATCTCAATTTCTTCCATCCAAATTCTATCCCCTCCCTCCAATAATGGTTCTATTCTCATCATATCCTCAGGATTAATCCATAACCGATACCAAACCCTATTACCTTCAGAACATCTTAGAATTCTCTTATGGTCATCATCCCTTATCATCGTTACCTTTACCATATCCTTTAAACATTTCTTGGTTCAACCTAAATCCAGGCCTTGAAATAATCATCCTCTGGATATCATGTATCTTAATTGCCATCTCATTCATTTCCATCGGATGGTTGATAGGTAATTCCAAAAATCTATTCCAAACTTCCTCAGTAAGTCTAAGGATTGCCTCTTCCTCTTGGGTAAGTTTACCCGGATTAACCCCTTCTGCTATTACTCCCTTGGTAATTACTGTACCTATTACAGTATCCTTACCGATGTTAATATCTTCCATAACTTAATAAATTATAGGTTCATCTTCTGTAATGGGAGGGAGATTAACTCCCTCTCTTTTAATTCTATCTAAATCTTCCAGGGCACACTCTAGTATTTTAATACGTTCAGCATTATAATCTTTAGATACTGGAAACCAAAATGCTGTATGGAACAGGTATTTGTATCCCTTTAACCTTTTCATAGGTACCCTAAAATATATTCTGCCATTTACATCAAGAGTATCATCCTTAATACTTTCGATTATGTGATGGGAATAACCAAAGTATACATGGGTAAGGTTAAACCTTTGTGGAGTAAACCAGGGTTTAATTACTTCTTGCCATAAGTATATACCATCATTATAAAGCTTGAACTCTATATTAATGGTTCTACTCACCTCTATCAAGTCAACACATAATCCTCTTGGAGAATTTGGTATATTAATCCTTCTATCCCGAACTGTCTTAAGGACATTCTTTACTGGTAAGTAATAACTTCTTATCCTTTCTTCGATTACCCTATTCTCTTTGGAATTATAATCGATTGCAGTGAACGTAGGCTCTTCCATTCTTCTCTAATTTTCTTTCAAACCCTTGGCAGGTAATACATCTTGGGCTTCCCACCATTACTTCTGTCTCTCCCTTGATTACTGGGCAAGGATTGGTAAGCTTCTTTTGCCTACCAACCTTCTTAGTCTTAATCTCTCTGTTCATGTTTCTTTTCTATATAAGTTATTATAAAGTATATCGGAAATAGTGGCATGATTAACCAGATAGTTAGGAATAGGAATCCCGGTCTAGTTAATCGGTGCATTGAGCATATTACCTTGGTCATAAACCAGGCAGGTATAATACAGATAGCATATATTATACCCAAGATAATCCACATCATTGTTCGAAATATTTATTTACGATTTTGGATATCTTCTTATCTAACTCTATTATTAGTTCACTAAAGTCTTTGTCCTTCATATCCTTAATCTTTGATTCGATTAAGTCCAGATTTCTCTTGATTGAGAAGTAGGATTTGAATGCTTGGTAATCCAATTCCGATTTATCCGTAAGAGGTAGGATAACACTTTGCTTACCATCCAATCGGGCATAATTCCCGTCTGGTCCAAGTGTTCTTGATACCTTTACTTTGTTACTAAGGATTGCAAACCCACCTTTCTTGTCGATAGATTCTACCTTTACTTTCTCCATTAAGGTTTTGCCATCAGAGAAAATTACTTCTTCACCCTCCTTTAGCTTTTTGGTTTCTTTGTTCTTTTTCATATCTTTATTAATTAGTTTATGCAAATATACGAAATTATTTATTATCTGTATAATTTTGAATCATAAATTTTAAATCCTCTGAGGTAAAGGATTTGCGACTTAAGATTTCCATAAGTTCTACAGGAGTAAGGATTAATCCATTTGGAGTAAAAAGTCCTCTAGAGTGTTCTGGAATTATGCCCTGGAATCCCCAATTGTTATATGAGTTAATAATCATGGAATTATCTCCGGTGAGCATAGCAATGTAATTTTCTGAAGTTTTAATACGTTCTCTTCTGAAAGTACCAACTTCTATCCATAAGGAATTAAGATGGATAGTGTAATGACGATAATCCGGAGTGATTAATGGGAGGATTTCCATCGAGAAATCTTCTCTTATCTTATCATCTTCTTCTTTAATGTTATGCCAGAAAGCACAATGAAAGCAAAGTTGTTTTGCTTCCATTATTTTAGGGATTGCCCTAGATAATTCGTACTGATGCAAGTCGATAGGTTCATTGCATAGGTGACATTTTTCAGTTTCCATATTTCTACATTATTAAATTATATAGGATAATAGAACCTAAAGAACCATCCCAAGCAGGTTATTCAGCAATACTTTCTAATCTTTAATGAACTTTAAAATATAACGTTATGGATAAGTTAACTAATGAAATGATTGTGGCTCTAGCCAATGATTTGGGACTAGAACCAGCCTTGCTTAAATCAGTACAACTGGTAGAAGCAGCAGGCAGAGATGGATTTTTAGTAGATGGTAGACCTCAAATTCTGTTCGAAGGTCACATTATGTACAAGGAAATCAAGAACAAATTCGGTTTGGACAAGGCAGTTGCTGCTCAAAAGAGTTATCCTACCATTTGTTTCCAGAAATGGGACAAATCTAAGTATCTTGGTGGAGCTCATGAGTACAAAAGACTCGAAATTGCCAAGAAAATTGATGAAGAATGTGCTCTAAAGTCAGCTTCTTGGGGAATGTTTCAGATTATGGGCTTCAATTTTGCCTATTGTGGGTGTAAAGATGTCTTTGATTTTGTCAAAAAGATGGAAGAATCTCATGCTTCTCAGCTGAAATTGATGTATTATTACATGAATAATACCAGTTGTTTGAAGAACTTGAAGGAACATGACTGGGCAGGCTTTGCTCGGAAGTATAATGGTCCTGGTTATGCTGAAAATGCCTATGACCAGAAGTTAAAAAACGCTTACGAAAACTTTAAAAACAAGATATAATGAAGGTAATTTACAACAAATTTATACCTTTCAAAGGGTATAAAGCCATGAATTTATTCGGCATCGTATTCGTAAGAAAAGGTGCCAAGTTTGATGCCTATGATTACAACCATGAGAAGATACATCTCAAGCAAATGCAAGAGATGTTGTGGATTTTCTACTACTTGTGGTATGCAATCGAGTACCTAATCATCATGTTCTTTGCTAAATGGAACAAACAAAGCGAAAGATATCATGATGTAAGCTTTGAAGAAGAAGCCCATAACAATGACCATAACCTGGATTATACTAAGGTTAGGAAACATTATGCCTGGGTTAAATATGTAAAACTAAGAAGTTACAAGAAATGAGTCTTCTTAATTCGATGATATGAGGCTTTAGATATTTTAAACTTTTCACACAACCCTTGTATTGTACTGTAGTTTTTTAGTTTAATACATCTAACAATTCTACGTACTTTACGAGGGTTAAGTTTATTATTACCTCCATTAAAGTGGAATCTGCCTTCTCTAATACATTGGTGAGTATTTTCTTTTTGTGTACCCCAACGAAGGTTTTCAACTCTATTATCGGTCTTTATATTATTAAGGTGCATTACTACAGGTAAGTTGTTAGGGTTAGGTATGTAAGCTAAAGCCACCAATCTACTTACTTTATAGAATTTTCTTAATGAATTTTTCTTTAGTCTGATGATTGGGTAACCATTGGATTCTTTATATTTTAGATTAACCCAACCATTAGACCTAAGTACTTGAATCGTTTTACCATCCCTGTATACTCTAACTTGTAAGTTATGTAAAATTATTTCTTTGTACATATTAATAAAATTTTAATTATATGAGTATTAATAGATATACTGTATTAGGCATCTCTGCTGGTCAAGGTGCATTACTGTTCCCTTTTAGGAAGTACCTATTAGGGAATATAGAACCTCGAGGAGTATTTCATACTCCCAGAGAAGAGCAGTGGAAAGCTAATTTTGGAGATATACCTTTCTATAAAGGATACTGTTTACAAGAGTTTGATGAGAAAGTAGATATCATAATCTCTTCCCCAGACTGTGGAGCATCCTCCATTATGAGGCTTTCAAAGGTTAAAGAATTGGGCAAACCCAAGGATAACCGAAGTTTAAATCTAGTAATAGAGGGAATCAATTATTACAAGCCTAAGATTTTTCTTATAGAAAACCTGCCTCGTTTGCTATCTCTTCTACCCAATGAATACCTTCAGGAAGCCCTTAAAGACTATAAACTTATTTTTCACGAAAGAAGCGTTTCCGACTATGGGAACTCCCAAGTATCAAGGAAGCGTTTAGTTATAGTTGGAGTTCATAAGAAAACCGGTAAGAAATACTTGGATGCTTTTAATGAAGTATTCCAAGTAAAAACTCCAACAATTACTAGAAATCTACTTAACGATTACCAGAATCCATTGAATTATAACATCCATTTGGATAAAACCCTGGCAATGTATGATTATCGGAAGCTTCCTAAAAAGAAGAATCTAACCGTTAAAAAGATTCAGCTATTGTGGAATAGTGACTTCAAGAATGAAAAGAAATGGCCCATAAAGACTGCTAAGATTAGTACTCTCCCAGGAGTGTATCGATTAGAGTTAGATAAAGCTCCTCTAACTTTAAGACCTGCCGATAGACAATTCCGACCTGATGGTTACCCTCTTGGGATTTTAGATTTCAAGGCAATTATGGGATTTCCTAAAGCCTACAAGATTTTCATGGATGAGGGTAATTATCTTTACTGGCTTAACAAGGCAAGGTATACCATAGCTAAAGGTTCGGTCTACGAAATTTCAGTATGGTTCAAACGTTGTATTAAAAGGGTTTCATGAGCCCCTTATAATTATAATCTTGATAAATCTTCTATCATCACCTAAGACCTCTTACCCTTTACCATTTAGGATATTCAATCCTTCGGATTGAAGGATGTAAGCTAAAGCTTACATCCGCATGTATGCACGCGTTTTTACTTTATATATAATTATAATGGCCTTGAACTAAGAGTTCTTGTCACCACTATATACATTAAACCTTTAAAAACGTAAGAATATGAAATCGGTCAATGTATCTCAACAAGAAGCTAGAAACTTGAAGTATTATGGATTTATTCCAAAATCAATATCCAGATTAATCATCAGAAAGCTCATTAAGAAAATGGTTCCACTTGGAGCAAGAGTTTCTATGAAACGTTCAGATAACTCTTTGTTTGTAGGATACTCAATTCCCTTAAACCAAAAGAACCTGGATTTAAGTGAAATTGAAAAACTCGAAGAAGTTATTGATGAACTGAAAGATATCATCAAGAAGAATAAATTTTAACCAACATGAAGAAATGGAAAGATGTATTAGTTCTAGTCTTAATAGGATTTACTATTTACCTTTGCTTCAGGAATTACAAATTGAATTCATATATCAGTCAACTTCCTGATTCATCGGTCATTGGCATTCCTGATACAGTCAAACTGAAAGAAAAGTTTAAGCCCCAAAAACCTTTTTCCCAGTTAATTGAACCAAGTAGAATCCTTCTCTACGACTTTTATAGAAACAGCAATAGAATGACTAAATCTCCAAGTTCTGATTCAACAGCGGTTGATTCTGACCATTCGGTAAAAGTCAGTAAGAAGGATTCTCTGGTTCAGTTTACTCTAGACAACAACAAGTTAAATATCAGTCTGTTCAATAAGGAGACAGATTCTTATTCAACTAGAATGTTCAATCTAGACTTAGGGAATTACAAATATAACTGGTATAAGGGACAATTAACTCAGAAGAAAATTCGGAGACTAAGTCTTAGTCCTTATGTCTACGGTAAGTACAGACCCTTTAATCAACTGTTTGATATTGGAACGGGCCTTACAATCAAGACTACGAATTTTAATTACAAACTCGGAGTTAATGCTTTCTGTTATCCGAAATACTTTTCAGGTATAAAAGCTGACTTAGAGTTTTCAATTCAATATAACTTTTGATATGGCGAAAAAGATAATCACAGAAAATCACACTTCCCTTAACCGGGAGGAATTAGCAACCCTTGCAAAGGTTTCTAACGACGTTTTCTATTTCAGTCTTTTCACCTATGTGATACACCCAATGAGGGGAAAGGTTAGATTCGAACTTTATCCATACCAAAAATCGGTACTGTATAATTTCGTCAAAGAACGTTTCAATATCCTGCTTAAGTTCCGACAGGCTGGTATTACAGAGCTTATTTCTATGTACTGCCTTTGGTTAGCAATGTATCATCCTAACAAGAAGATTAACATTATCTCAATCAAAGACACAACTGCTAAGAAAGTACTTAAGAAGATTAAGTTCATGTACAAGAACCTGCCATGGTATTTACAAACACCGATTATTAATGGTAGAGCTGGAGAATATGGTTCTGCATCTATGATAGAATTTGACAATGGTTCTTTCATAGAATCTATCCCTACATCTTCGGAAGCCGGTCGTTCAGAATCTCTTTCCCTATTGGTTATTGATGAAGCAGCAGTAGTAAGATGGGCAGCTCAGATTTGGGCAGCCGCTTTCCCTACCTTATCAACAGGAGGGGCTGCTATCATCAATTCTTGTGTTACTGGTGATACTAAATTGATATGTAGGAATGGGTTAATCCCAATAAAAGACCTATGCCCTGAATCATTTGGAAAAAAAGATATAAGAAATTTGGGTATCCAAGTTTTATCTCATACTGGTAAATGGAGAAATATTATAGGTTCACTTAATAAGGGTTTATTAGAAACCTGGGAGATAGAGAATGATAGAGGTAGAATATTAAAATGTACTCCTCAACATAAACTCTATACCATTAGAGGTTGGATGCCAGTAAATCTGCCACAGGGCATAGGCGGTTTCCAGATCGTCACTCGCCAGCGCCTCGTCCATATATTTGTCTACCGTCGGGTTGGAATAGGGCGAGTAGAGCGCGGTGTCCGAGCCCTCGCGGGTGTGGTAAATGTTATAAAGTTCCATCGGCGTGTGCGCGCCCCAGCCCCAGACAAGGGGTTCGGACAGGGCGCGGTCATAGGCGGTATCCCAGCCCACGCCCTCGATCTGTACGGAAATACCGAGTTCGGCCATCTGATTGGCAAAGTCGGCCGCCAGCGCCTGACGTACTGAGTCGTCACTTGCGTACAGTACGGTCATTTGCGCCTTGACGCCGTCCTTTTCGCGCACGCCGTCCGCGCCCATCGTCCAGCCGGCCTCGTCGAGCAGCTGCATGGCAGCCTCGGGATCATAGGAAACCTCGGACGCATCGCTGTACCACGGCATCTGGTCGCACACGCTGTACGCCGGAGTGCCATGACCGGCAAGCACGTTGTCGATCATTTCCTGACGGTCAATGCCCAGATTGATCGCGCGGCGCACGCGCACATCGGCAGTCAGGTCATTGCCCACCGTACGGCCCTGCGCATCGGTCGTCCGCGGCGTGGCAGGCAGATTGAGTCCGCGGTTGTCGACCGTCCGGTAGGCTTCGAGCGAATAACCGCTCACGGTCTGGTCGGCATAGGTCGCGGACGTGTAGGACACGTCCACCTGTCCGGCCT